AACGATGTCGTGGCAAAGTACCTCAACACGGCTTCCTGGTCTAAACATGAACCCAGTTTTCATGATTTCTGTGCACTTTAGCGCACGAACAAGTTCATAATCTAGGCGAAGTTTCTGTTCTTGTTTGCGGGCTATGCTTTTACATAGCTCAATCATGCTGCCGTCTAGTGGTACACTGAAATTAATTTGCATACCAAAGTTATTGCTACGAACATATCCATCGCTTTTGTATGGTATAGTGTCGTTGCCCATGTAAAAGGGACTAAGCTGCATGGTAGGACCATTACAGCTGACATTACTGCCAAAGTATTGGCGGCTTGGAGCCCCATTGTTTTGGAACTGTACGGCTTGGTTGGTAACATTACCAGTCGCAGCCGCTACGGGGTTAGCTGTGTTTTGTACTTTTGGGTCTTCTTCTGCATAAGCAACAGGGCTTATTGAGAGAAGACCGACAAGGAGGTAGTGGTAGAGGTTTGTTGGATAGTTTCGGTGACCAGACTGTCTTGGATTAGACCTGCTGAGCGGGTTACCAGTTCCAGTTGAAACTGCTCCCCTGCATTGGTCACTGAGTACGTTGTTGTCGGATCCGCAATGTCTCCACTGGGTGTAACGTTTGTACCAGACCATGATGAGTAATCACCACCATAGATGTTGGTTTCAATAGTACGATCAATATCTACAGTGGTAGTAGTAGTGGATTGCATGCTGCCCTGTGTAAAGTTGGGCGTAACTTGCTGAGCTGCAGCGGGACTAGCTAGAAAGAGAAGGAGTAAAAGTTTTTTCATGATTCTTTTTTGGAGTCGTTTGATTTGCTGCTTCTATTGTTAGATGTGTTTAGTCCAAACGTAGCAAGTGCGCCTGTAAAAACACTAGCAACAAACGTAATATCACCACCGCTTTGACCTTTCTTAATCATAGGGATGTCAACATAGTTAAGAGTGATGATAAAACCACTCCAAACAACGACACCAAGCCGAACAAAGGTTGCTAAAAACTCAATCTCTTCGTGATGCTCTTTCAATTTTTTTAAGAGTGGCGGCTTGTCTTGGTTAGTCTGTTCCATGCTTGTTTTAATACAGGTTTAAAAACTGTTACAAGGTGGTTGAACAAAGAGGTAGCAGTCAAAGTTGCAGCTACAGACACAACAGCTGTTGTACCTGCAGTAGCTAAAATTTCAGCAGACGGTACAGGTACTTCTTGATCAAGTATGGGTACCTGAATGTAGTTAATCTCAGGTGCTTTAATAGGAGGTGGTGCAGGTTTTGGGGCAGGCGCTTCGTCTTTTGCGTCACCCTTAACTCCCGGAGGTGGTCTAAGGTCGCTAGGAGGCACCACAAGCGGCTTGTAACTAGGTAACTGAGCCCTTGGTACCTCCAGCACTGCTTGGGGCAGCTCAGGGGCTGCTGGAAGGGTTAGAGAGGGAAGTACAGGTGGGTCAACCAAACCCATTAGTGGATAAGTTCAGAGATGTAGACGTATGCAGGCCCATCATTTTGCTCATCGTCATCGTCTTCAAGAATTACACCACCAGCAACTGTCTTAAAAGCAATGTGAGAGTTAGGAGGGATAGTCATTTCCAGTCCACCTGTTTTAGGACAAAGAAAATGGCTGGTATCAGTCGCCGTTTGGGGACCGACACCAACCTCAAAAGTCACATTACTATGAGTACATTGAATACGAACACGACGACAGTCGTTATGCAGTTGTTGGTTTGTAGACGTACCGCTAACACTAATGCGATACGATCCTAGTAGCTCGTCATAATGGTCTGAATTCATTAGTCAAGGGGTTTAGCAGGGAACAAACCATTACGGATAAACTCAACAGCAACATCATCTACTTCATTATCAGTAGACTCAGCCAGCTTAGTCAGCAGGTCAACGATAAGACGCTTGACTTGGTCAGACTGCAGAAAGGCAAAAAGAATGGGGCGGATGAGGGTGATCATAATTGTGAAAGAAGATTGTTTCCAGTAACAACTGCTGTGTTAAAGGGTGTGAGATCGTAGTCAGTGGACCACTCGTAGGAGTCGAGTGACATTTGTAGATGTGCAACAGCATTACGTAAATCCCTGCTACGATCAGCTACAGCTTCGTCACTGCTGTATTCAGGTTCTTGTTTTTGTTCGGCAGTCAAATTTGTGTCTAAAAAATCAAAGTGGTTAATAACCTGTGTTACTGCTTCACATGACCTATAAATACGGTCATAATCGATTTCGATTGTAGGTTCAGACATTAGCTTTTAAGGTTTCAATTTCTGCTTTAAGATCCTTGACTGCTTGAACAAGAACAGGGATAAGCTTGCCGTATGCAGCTTCAAGGCGGTCAGGATTAGTATCAAGGACCATATTCAGGTAGTCAGCATCAGATTCAGACTGTGCAGCCTGCAGATCCTGCGCAATAAAGCCAGCTTCATAGCTACCGTCTTTAGCACTACCGTCTCTGGTTTCCCACTTGAACTTAACTGGACGCAAAGAGTCGATGAAATCAAGACCAAGGCTAAGATCTTCTACGTCTGTTTTATCTCTGCCATCAGACAAGGCGCTGATGGTTTGAGTATTACAGCGCAGTGTGCTGACATTCGAATCACCAAGGACTACTTCACCAGTAACAGTAACGCTACTGGGTTCTGCGCCATAACCAAGAATGGTGTTGTACCAACCAGTGGTTAGGGTTGAGCCTGCAGAACCACCAATGGCAGTGTTGTAATTTCCGGTAGTAATTGACTGACCGGCACTTAACCCCATTAAGACGTTTCTAGCCCCCGTTGTCATATAGTAACCAGCCTGTCTACCAATAGCAACGTTATACAAACCGGTTGATACGCCGTTCAAAGCACGATAACCAATAGCAATTTGTTCGGTTACTGTTGAGGTAGAGTTAGTGAAAAGGGCTTCTCTTCCAATTGCAATACAACCAGAAAGTACTGCCGAGTTCTTGCCAGCTCCGTCACCAATAAGAACGTTATGAGAAGTACTGACTAACTTTTCTCCAGCAACGTTACCAATAGCAATGTTATCTTCACCGGTAGTCAGGTCATTAAGGGCATTGTATCCTATTGCACAGTTGTGTGAGCCAGAAGTTGTACTACCAGATGTACCAGTAATGACCTGCAGCGCGCTCTGACCAATACCTACGTTGTTTGATGCATAAACAGGATTTCCAGATGAACCATATAATGCGTTGTAGCCAACAGCAATGTTGTAATCACCACGAATTCCCTGAGTTGAAGTACTTGACAAAGCATAGGAACCAACAGCAATGTTATAATCGCCCTCAGTAATGTTACCCAAAGCAGAGTAACCAACACCAGTATTATAACTACCGGTGCGGTTAGTTAAACTAAAAAATGGGCTTACAGCACTGTTACCAACTCCTACATTATAGTCTCCAGTAAGATAGGCACCAGTGTTCATGCCGATGCCGACGTTACGGTCGCCAGTAGTGTTGCTTAGAGCAGCTTGGCCGATACCAGTACCACGTTCGCCAGTATAAGTATCTCCCGCACCAGAACCGAATAATGAATTAAAATCTTGAGTAGTGAGGTCTTTGCCTGCATTAGAACCAAAGGACGTATTCTGCCAACCGGTCGTGATGCTGGAATTTTCACCATTAACTACAAAATTCCGTCTGCCC